TATGGGTAAAGGGTATTAATTTCTTAATCCTCGATTACAGAATCTTCTATAAGTTCAATTTTTTCTGTTCTTGATCCTTTATCAAAAAGTTTCTTCATAACTTCTTCTCTTGTTGCAATAGCAAGAACGTTAGTTGTAGATGCTTGGATGTTCTTCATTCCTTCTGATTCAAGTTTGGCTACCTCTATATTGTTTTTGTGTTGCTTAATTTGTAGATTTATCTTGTTCAAGCCATCAATTGCTTTCGTTGTTGCCCCTATAAGCTGTGCAAGTGCCGAAATCTCCTTTGGGTCTTGTCCAGTCATTACAGAGTCTTTTAAGTTGTTTATAGCATCAAGACCAGACTCAATTACTTCTGCTGTTTTATTATAAACATAATCGTTTACATTGTCATCTGTTAAACCTGTTGGTTGTGTTTTCTTTTTAGGATTTGTTGAATTTTGAACAGAATCATTCTTCAACTGATCTATAATAGAATCTATTTCGTTTGAATTATCCATGTTTATGAATTATATATACTTACTTACCTTTGATTTTTTTTCCATTTTTGATGGACATTCAAATAATAATATAGTATCATTAAAAAACAATGAAAATATCTCATTACAACGACCTCTGGATAGAAAAGTACAGACCCAAAAAATTAGATGATCTTATTTTGGATGATGATAATAAGAAATATTTTCTTTCGTTAATAGAGGATATTCCTAACCTTTTGTTTTATGGTGATTCTGGTACAGGAAAAACCACTTTAGCAAAAATTATTGTTAATGATGTATTAAATTGTCAGTATCTTTATATTAATGCGAGTGACGAAAATGGAATAGATACTATTCGTGGTAAAGTAATGTCCTTTTCACAGGTCAGATCTTTTGATGGAAGAAAAAAGGTTATTATTCTTGATGAGTTTTGTGGAATGACATTGGATGCTCAGAAAACTCTTCGTAATGTTATGGAAGAATTTCATAACTCAACACGTTTTATATTAACTGCTAATTATATCAATAAGATTATTGAACCTATTAAGTCTAGGTGCTTAATGTTTGAATTAAAATCCAATATAGATGATATTGTTAAAAGGTGTGTATCAATACTTGTAAGAGAAAAAATTCAAATAAGTGATGATGAGAAGAAAAAAATAACTAATTTTGTATCTTCTAGGTTTCCTGATATAAGAAAGACAATCAATGACTTACAAAAGTTCTCTATATCAGGAAACCTTGTCATTTCACAAAATGATGAAGTATTGGATTTTGCCAATTTTGTTTATAAAAAGATAATTGAAAAAGAATCTTCCTTGAAGATAAGAAAGTATATTATTGAATCTGAAAATCTTTTCAATTCAAATTATCAATCTCTTTTAAAATCTCTCTTTGAAATGTTTTATGAATCAGATTTATCAGAAAAAATCAAAAAGATGATTTTGTTAGATATTGGTGAATATATGTATAAAGATAATTTCGTAATAGATCACGAAATTAATTTCTATTGTTGTGTCTACTCAATAGAAAATACTTTAAAAGATTAATTCTTTATCTTTATATTTTTTACAGTAAGAGAATGATCTTTTGGTCTATTACCAAGGTTCATAAAATCAGGTGCTTCCTGTGGTGTATGATCTGTAAAAGGTTTATCGTACTTATTAGGAACTCCTTGAACCGGTGGAAGATTTGGACCAAAGTCTAAAACTTCTAGATATTTAAAATTTGCTGGCATATCGAACTCATTATATTCGGTAGAATAAGCAGGACATCTTGGATCTGTTTTAATTGTTAAATACAAATGTTCTGAACCAGAATAATCTACTGCATCTTTAGCGTCACCAGTTGTATCACTAGCATTTATTTTATGAATAAAAAAGAATATTCCCTGTTTAATCATATTTTTTAACCAGTCAGTAAATCCATTATCTCCGGAATATCTTTCTTTAAAATAATCGCTATTAAAATAAGCGTCTTTTATTTTTACTGGTGTGTTTTCTCTGAATGCGCCACCGTTAGCATATTTTGCGAATGCTTTTTCATAAATGACGTCGAATGAATTATATTTTGCCATAATATTTAATTTTTCTATAAGTATATTTATCCTAGTATGGCTACAGTTCGTTTAGATAATCTAATAAAACCAAAACAGGTTAATACACAGCAAACAAAAGTATCTGAAGATACTTATGATAATAGTACTTATACCGATTTACATTTAGATTTAAAAATGTCTGTTGCTGTTGGAACTAAATTAAAGTCAGGTGTATCTAATGATATTAAAATTTCTTTTGATGAGAATGCGATAGCAAATTCAATATTTAATTGTATTTATACAAAACCAAATGAGAAAGTTCTTGATCCAAATTTTGGAATGAATCTTGAAACATTCTTATTTGAACCTATGAGTGAAACAAATGGTGATTATATTGGTAGATATATATTAAATAGATTATCTATTTTAGAACGAAGAATAAATATAACAAAAGTTCTTGTTAATGTTTTATTTGATGAAAACATTTATAGGATTTCACTTTTTTATGAAATACCTAGTTTAAATAAACTAACATCTACTGATATAGTATTAAAATCCAACGTACAAGATTCTAAATAATAAATATGAACGAAATCTATTTTGACAAAAATACATACCTAAACTTTGATGCTTTAAGTTTAAAATCATTAATAATTGATAGATTAAACAAAGGTAAAGTTTTTACTGACCAAAACTATCAAGGTTCTAATCTTTCTGCTGTTATAGATGTTATAAGTCTTGTTTTTGGTAATCTTTTATTTTATTTAAACAAAACATCATCTGAAAGTATGTTTTCTGAAGCACAACTTTATGAAAACATGAACAAGATAGTTAAAGTACTGGGTTATAAACCAGTAGGTAAAACTGCTTCTGTTGTTCCTATAAGAATGACTGTTGGTTCATCTATTCCAGTTAATAATTATACTATTCCTAGATATAGTTACTTAAATATTGGTGCTGGTGTTTTTTCTTTTACCAAAGATACCTTTTTTTCAAAACTTAATAATGGTGTAGATGAAACAATAACAGAATTAAATGATAAAGTTTTATTAAAACAAGGTATATACGAAGAATATCCTGTTTATACTGCATTAGGATTTGATAACGAAAGTTTGTTTTTAAGTTTGGATGAATTAATTTTTATTGATCACTATAGTATAGATGTTTATGTAAAAGAAAGAAATTCCAATCAATGGGTTAAATATTCTCCTGTAAATGAATTATTCCTTCACAGTGCCAATGAAACTGTTTATGAAATAAGGTATAATGAAAATAAAAGATATGAAATAACATTTGGTAATGATATTAATGGTAAAAAATTAAACACCGGAGATGAGGTTTTAATTTATTATTTAAGAATAAATCCAGAAGATGTTGCTATAGGATCTGGTGGATTGGGAAATCAATTTGCTGTTAGGTTTAATTCTGTTTTATTTGGTGATGTTTTGAATGACACAAATTCTGTTAATGCAAATTATTTAGAAAATTCTCAACTTAGAAGTGTTTTTATAAATAATGCTTTTCCATCAACGGACTTTAAACAAGAAGAATCTGTTGATGAGATAAGAAGAAATGCACCACAGTCTTTTAGATCTCAATATAGATTAGCAACAAAAAGAGACTATGAATCTCATATAAAAAACAACTATTCTTCTTTTGTGAGGGATGTTAAATTATTAAATAATAATGATTATCTATTGAAATATATGAAATATCTTTATGATATAGGTCTTAAAAATCCTCATAAAGAATTTAATGTTTTATTTAACCAAGTTAAATTTTCAAATGCTTGTAATTTTAATAATCTTTATATTTGTGCTGTTCCAAAAACAATAAATCAATCGTTTTTAAACCCTCCACAAAAAGAGTTAATGATTAGTGGACTTGAACCTTGGAAAATTGTTACAACAGAACTTGTTACAATTGATCCCGTATATATTATGTTTGATTTCTTTGTACCACCAGCAGCAGGAAATTCAATATCATTAGATGATTTATCACCAACAGTTTTGAGAGTTTATAAATCTAGATCATCAACTCTTTCTGATTCTATGATTATAAATCAAATTGCTGGTGTTTTTAAAGATCAGTTTGCTCCAGAAAATTCCAAATTAGGTCAATATATTGATATTAATAAAATAGTATCTTCTATATTATCTATTGGTGATGTTGAAGATATAAAAACTTATAACAAAAGAACAAATTCATATACAGATGGTGTTAGTTTATTAGCATGGAATTTTTATTATCCACAAAATGATAGGAAAATTTATACACAAAATGTATTTTTAGATGAATTCAAATTTCCTGTGTTTAATGGTCTTTCAAATATAAATTCTCAGATAGAAATTTATAAAGAACCATCAACTATAGATTCAACACAATTTTAATTTTATATGGTTACAGTAACTTCAAATTCATTACTACCAAATGAAGGTTTTATAAACGATACTGTATTTACATTTGCAGTTGATAATTTTTCCGATGGATCTGTTTTTGTAAGTGTAAATTATGTTTGGGGGGATAATACGCAAAATAATGTAAAAACAATCACAACTACAAAGATTTTTAAAGAAGCAAAAAAATACAAAGTAAAAGCTACCATTTATTATAAAAAAGGAAATAAATCTTTAAATAAAATTGAATATATAAACATTAATGTAAAAAAAACTCCTGATAAAAAGTTTTTAATAACAAGAACAGTTAGAAACGAAAGTGATAAAAATTATTCAAGAGTAACAAAATTTACATTCACTCCTAATTCTGATATTTTTGGTATTGATGCAACAAATTTAAAGTATATCCAATGGAACTTTGGTAATGGTGTATTGTCAAATAAATCAATAGTGTCAGGAGCTACTTTTGATTCTGCTGGTGTTTTTAAAGTTGAAATGGTTGCATATACAAATGCAAATATAAAATATGAATATTCTGAAATAATAATTGTTGAGGAATATATAAACGACTCTATAAGGT